TTTCTCCAGTGCTGGTACCGCGCCTTTAGGAAGTTCTTTCATGCGATCAATGGTTAATTCAACTTTCATAATGGCCCCCATTGCATATACTGTGTTTTTATACAGTATACCTATGCGCGGAAATGATCAACGATTTAAGAGCACAAATTGTTAATTTCTTGTCAGTAGTAAAAAAAGAAAACCCGACGTAGTGGGTTGAATTAGCAGTGTTATATTAAGCGGCAATTTCTTTCTGCCGGCACAATCCCGAGAGATTCGCCCTCTGTATCGCATCATCAATGAGCACCTGTATGACCATGAGGCAAAGCGTTATCCAACTTGCATTCATCTTTTTCAATCAGCAAAGGAGTGGTTAGTACTGTGAGTGGGCTTTGTTCACTTCATGGTAGATAAATCAGCTATGGATAAGTGATAAGAGGTGAAATCAATCCGAATTAACAACCTGAAGCACATGAATCGGAACACAGATATTAAAATCCTAAAGTCTAGTAACAAATAGCCGATATGAGATATTGCTTATCAGTTTAAAAATCATCTATTGAAAAAATGGGGGGGGAGGCGTTGAAGCGAGTAGAGCGCGATTTTATCTGTCTGTTTAATTGTGTGTGGTATCAAGATTTCCCTGTGTTCAAAGGTGAATATATCAACCGTTCCAACTGGACCATTCATGTTGGCCTGGTCATGCGCGAGTGTGCAAAGTTAATGGGCGCAAGAACATTTTTTGAACAAGGCGGGCGTACCGATGCGGTCCTACAATATCCAGACAATCAAATTTTAACCTATGTTGAGTGGGAGTATAATCAGGCAGACAGAGATAGCGTTAACGAGTTAGACAAACTGCTTGAAAAAAACGACAAGTGCTATTTCTCCACATTCATCTCATATTGTCAGCATGAAAACATCAATATTGTTATTGAAAAAACAAGTAGAATATGGAGTGAAGCAAGCAGGCCTTTGATTTTTTTTCTTATCACCTATGAGCCTCAAACGAAAAAACGCCGCCATTTTTTAGAACTCAGAACTTATTTTTTCTCAAACGGCAAAAGAAAACTAGTTCGCAAACAACCTGCGCTTCCATGGGATATTGAGCAACGAAAATACAATGTCGAAGAAGATGCAGGATAGAAGAGACATAAGGTTTTCACGACAGTCTCGTTTCGAGCCCTAACTAAAATATTCTGTTCGGAGCAACCAAATAGCTCTGGCTTTGCTGTGACCATGTTCGCGGTACTAACGCCTCTCCAGGTCCGCTTCTCGCTCATGGTGGACCAAAATCAAATCTAAAATGACGTGGCTAAGCGGGAGTACATAGTGAATGACAGGATGCTCCGGGCAGCACCATACTAATTCAGTTCCCGTCAGAGGTAGGCGTTGCTTCATGATGGGATGAGCGCTCCCTCCAGACAATCCATGCTACAGCCGCCTCCCATGATATATATCCATTACCGCCATTTTTCGCTCTGCGGAGATTAACTGCATCACCAAACCTTTCAATGATGAATTTTTCAAATTCTATGCGTTTTTCTTCGTCGATTGTTGAATCCATACCTTCCCCAGAAGAGTCCTACGAATCGCTCTTATTGCATAAAAAATAGCATATACAATAGAGAGTGAAAAACCGACGTAGCGGGTTAACTTTATGTTACTCATGAGTCTTGTCTCGCTGCGACTTAAAAGCGGAACATTCTCGCGCAAGTTGCGTTGCTAAGGCTACGGGGTTGAATGGCTCTCCATGCCCATTTAAGAAGGCATGCGGTGTGTAGTTGAACGTTATTTAAAACACAGATAGAATCAAGAAAAATCCTAAATAAATGGAATGTTGTTTATGGCTAAGAAAATCGCATTACTGGGCTTTTCTGCTCTTTTTGTTGCAAGTGTTGCTTTTGCTGAAACGACAAGTAACTGGGTTGAGGTTACTACAGCTGATGATGGCATTTTTTCAGCAAAAAAAGGCACATTTAGAAATGTAAAAGGTGATTCATCTGCCTTGTTCATGTATCAAACAAAAAATAAAAAAGTAGAGTACTACAAAGTTAGTATTAAAGATGCCGACTGTGATAGTGGATATGGGGAGATAAGATTCTTCTATATGGATGGGAAATTAGCTTTCAAAGGTGATTATGTTGCTGATGGGAACAGTGTTGGCGCAGGTATTGGTGATTTTATGTGTGGGGTCAGAATTGGACTTAACACACAAAAAAGTTAAATGAGGGGCATTTGTTAAAAAACAATAGCCCCACATTAGATCAATATTGGCTCCAGCATTTCTGGATAAAAGCTTCTATGCTACGGCGCTCATAGCGAACAACCTTAGCGCTGAACTTTACACGGGGCCAATGTAGACCGGTGTCGGTGTTCTGTATTCCATTTACATAATGTTTTTTGCGTAATTCCCAGCTTCTGGCATACCTCGCCCGGAGTGAGGAGATCATCAGGTTGCTCAGTCATGTTATGCCTCGCTGTTATCTGGGGTGATGATTAGCAGCTTCCAGATGGCTGAGACATACATAGCCTGATGTTTCGCATCGACTAGGGCATTATGCATGTCACCTTCAAACAGCATGTCCCGAGTTCTCCCTTTTCGCCGCTTTCGCGTCGCATATTCTCCAAACGGTATTTATCAATCATTACTGTTATCCTCGCAGTAGTAGTGCCGTCCCTCTGGGTCAGTAGATACATGTCCGCAGATATCGCATTCAATTCCAGGAAGCACCGATTCTGACTGCGCTTTGATATGCAGTCGCGGTTCACCGTCTTTCGGCTCTGGCCACTGGCGGTTTTTGTTAACCGCCAGCTTTTCTATCATCGCCAGGGTAATCTGCTTATCACTGATACCGGCACGACGTTGCGCATCCCATAACAGGAATTGCATGTCAGCCCATTCGCTCATCTCGTCTGGTTCCGCAGCAGCCTCGATAGCTTCTTTGGAAAGGTGCTTCAGCGGACCAACTGGACCGACATCGCCGAATGTTTCATCTGACCATGCTGCATGTTCACAGCGTACCTGCTCACGGGCTATCGACTCCAGAACCCCATCAATCACCTTCACTGCATCAGCCATTGCGTAGCCGAGATTACCGCCGTCGCTTTGTGCTGCTGCTTTGCTGAGTATTTCGCTTATCTGGTGCAGGCGATCGAGTGATACAGGACCGTTCGCCGGGTGGTTAGTTGTCATGGGTTGGTCCTCGAAATTTTGTGCCCCGGAGCGAAAGCGCGAGTTCTATCTTTGCTGATACGCCAGCCATGTGACCGCGCCTCTTTAGCGCAACCAGACCACGATGAACCAACGTACTCACCAAAATCAGGACTACCCCATTGCTTTGATGGGCATTCCTCGCAGTCGCAATGAAGATGCAAAGTGTAATTTGCGGCGATCATCTCATTCTCCCTTCACGCCAATTCCAGCGGCGCGGATTACAGCGAGAATTGCCTCTTTCGCCACGTCTGCACCCTCGTTGTACGCACCCAACTCTCGCCAGGTAAGATTTTTACGTTTGGACTCAGCAACGGTAATTCTTACCTCAGGGATACTGACGGTCCGCGCCTCCAGTTCTGCTATGCGCTTCTCTGCTGCCTCAGCGCGGTCAATCGCAGATTCAAGTGCGCACTTCAGTTCCGATGTGTATTCGGCATCGCAACAAATAGCGCATATGCATCCGCTATTTTCATGCTTAACAGTGAGTGACCATTGGTCGCAGAAATCGCAATCGCGCATTACCGCCTGACTCCAGTCATGTCTTTTGCGCTCAGGAACACGCAGCGCCTGTTTGTTGAGTGCTGTCATTGGGCTGCCTCCGCTAAAACCTCTGCAATCAAACGCTTTGCAATCCATTTTCTTAAATTGAGTCGTGACGGAAGGCGCTGGTATCTACCACCTCGACCATTTCGTTGCCCGCGCTGAGCGTGCCAACGCCGACGGACGCCATAACCAATGTTTGCCGGGAGTTTAGCGATATCAGTTTTCATGCTCATAGCGCGGCTCCTTGGCGAAGTTGGGCTGCGAACTCATCAACCGCATCCGATAGTGAGCGGTAGTAAGCTTTGGCCTCGACGAATACGGAATTTTCTTCCCCGCAGAATGTTAAGAACCCTTCCACGCCCTGCACCCGCACTTCAGCTAGGTACGCGTCTGTTGCCGGGGTTTCTGGCAATGAGTTAGGAATCACTTCTGAGTAAACGCGTTCCATCGCTGACTCCCATCCGTAATAGCAGGCTGAATAACCATCGCGCTGGTAGCCGCGGTCTTCAACACCACACCCCATACCCTGATCGTGATATTCTGGCTGGTCGGCATTGATTATTTCTTCCAGAACCGTCTTCATCCCCGCATTCTCCGCGACCACCGCCGCCAACTTCAGCTGTAATTCTTCGTATGTTGGTTTCATGCTGATGCTCTCCCGTAAAACGCCAGTACACGTTTCATCGCCGGACTCGTGCGGCAAACTGATGTGACCATGTTTTTTCTCACTTTCGATTTGAGTTGCTTGATATTCTGCTCGCCACCGGGCTGAAGCGAATAGACCGGGCGATGCGGCTCGCCAGTGCGGATTACTACCGTTTTGCGTACTAGGTGAAGCAGCAGGTTGTGTGCCTTCTTGCAGTCGCATCCCAACAGGTTCTGAACCTGACGCGGCGTGATCGTCTGGTTAACCCGAAGAAAATCGACAATTGCCCACAGTGATTTGCTTGCCATAGTGATTTCCCCCATTAGACCAGACCGGCGTTTTTGCGTTGTTTGTACTGAGCCATCAGCATCTCTGCAGGCGTTGGGCCAGTAGCTGCTTTCGGCGCTGCAAGTGCGCGACGGATTGGCGGTACCGGCTTACCGGACAGTGCTCGCTTTTCCCAGTCATGCAGGATGTCACCAGCGGCTCGGATAAGTTCCTTCTCATTGAACTGTCCCTCTGTTCCACGACGGCGAAGCTCCAGGCAGATGTGGTAATACAGCGGGTTTTTATCCTTCCATGGGAACTGCTCACTGGTCGGATAGCGAAAAACAAGTTTCCGCCAGCGCCAGTATTCGCTCATGATGTCGTCCACACTGACACCCAGCGCACCACTCCCCTCACGGCACCACGAAATAAACTGACCCGGCGACGGCCAGAACGGTGACTGGCTGGATCGGGCTTTCTGCATCCCGACGGAAAGTTGCTCACGGGAGGTGATGCCTGACTCAGCAAAAGCAGCGATCCATTGCTGCTTTGCAACGCGAATATCAGCGTCAGCACGTAGGTTCGTCTGAGTGGATGCCGGGAATACCTGCATGAGGTTTTCAAAAAGCATATCCACCAGCTTTTCAGCGTCAGCGTTAACAACCTTGCGTCCGTCGTAAGAATCTCCAGCCATGCGCGATAGCATTTCGCTGTCGCGATTCTGAATTGCACGATAAAGATCCGGGGTCATAAAAATTTCTCCCATGCTTCAGGACTGTTCCAGTGCGGGCCAGTTTCGGATTTGTTTGCGCTGACATCTGTGCGTGGTTTACGGGTAGTGTCTTCGCTGTGAAGAGTTAACGTGTCCCACTTGGCGCGGAGCTTTGCGGGGGAGAGAATATTTTTGTACCAGAACGAGTCTTTGCAGGCCCATCGGAACAGCTCACAAATCTCTTTGTGGGTGCGTCCGTCCAGTTGGCGCATCAGGCGTATATCATTCGCCCAGCCAGCCATATTCGGTTTTTTCAGGGATGGTTTGGTGATGTCGCGCAGCGCCAGCATCCACTCTGCACAACGGAGATCGCCAGATGTCCCCCACTTGTCACCTTTCGGAGTCTGGACAGCTGCATCAGGAACAATTTTTGAAATTCTCTGACGTACATTAAATACGTTAGTATTTAATATTACTTCTTGTTCATGATTCTCGGGCTTAAGCGCGCCCTTATGCTCGGCATCCACTTCTGAAGCCTCGCCGTTACTGGGTTCGTTATGCGCGGGTCTATGCTCGCTGTTATGCGCGGGTAAATCGTCCATTTTTTGAGCGTAATGCGCGAAATTTGTGATGGTAATTACAGTGCCTTTTCTCTTCTCGCCAGCGGTTGAAATCATCCCTTCTTTCACGAAAAGAGACAGCATTCGATCCATTGCATGACGGCTTGTTGGCTCCCCATTTCGGTCGCATAATTTCAGCCCGAGATCTGCCGACGTGGTCACCAGTTGTCCGGTTTGTAATGGCCACTGCCGGCCTTTAAAGTTTGCCGTGTAGGGCTGGCGAGCGGCGCCCAACAGAAGGTTCTCCCATAGCGTGCGCAGGAAGACATCTTTAGCCCAGGGCTTCTTCAGTACACTCCGGTACAACGGGATGAATCCGGTCTTCTGGTTCTCCATCCGGTTGCTCCTGACGGCGGTACGCGCCGCAAAATCGGCGTAAGCAACATTCGACATAGCTATGCTCCTTTCGCCTGGTGTTTTGTACATGCGTTTGTCATAATGACCTCGTAATTTCTGCCTGGAGTTACACCCGAAGACTGGCTGTGTTGGCGCACAACAGTCTTCACCTTTTCAGAACAGCCCTTGCTGACCACCGCGCTTAACGCGCTTAGTTTCAAATCGATCCGCCGGCAACGTCTGTTTTTCTGCCCATAATTTCGCGTGACGCAAAACATCATCAAAAATCCTCCCTTTGCGACTTGCCTGAGACATGCGCTTGTACATATCGACAGCCTGAAATGCCCCCCCTGCGCCACTGCCGCAGTAAAGCCCTGTCGGACCAGTTCTTCCCGAACATGCTTTTCGATAAATTCGATGTGGTTCATTGCTGCTTCCCCTCACATCGCACCCAGCATCATCTGCACCATTTCCATCAGTGGACCGGTTAACCCAGGGTCAACGCGGTACATCTCCACGATCCCCTCGCTCAACTCTTTCAGCTTCTGATGACGTGGCGCATCCATTGCGACGGCAATCTTCGCTTCGCTGGTTTCTTTCTCCAGCCGGGCCAGACGGGCCATTACGTTGTCTTCTGGTAGCAGGCGATTGCGGAACTCGAGCGGCAGAACAGCAAGAATTGCCGGAGTCAGCTGACGAACGTTTTCGCGGTACCGTTCGCTGTTGAAATGGTTATCCAGGAAGCGGAAAAGCTTCTGGCGCTGTCGGCTGAGGTCATCAGGGAAAGTGATATCTTCACCACCCTGCGCGAGATACTCCTCGATGATTAGAGCCGTAACTACGTCTTGACCATCGGCACCCGCCCACGCACGAACGGCATCGCGGATCTGGTCATGTTTATCTACCGAGACAGGTTGATTGCGATTTATCATCGCAGCCGGTTGATATCCGCTATTTTGATGAAGTGATAGTGACTGCATGGTTATGCCCTCGTTTCTTGAGCAGGTAATCCATCCGTAGGGTTGAGGTACAAGTCAGGACGTAACTCATGTGGAGTTACCCCTGTAGCATTGAAAATTGGAATGACACGGTTAGCCGGCACGACTCCATTATCACGGTGACGCCAGTGACTGACCGTCATTGAAGATACATCGAGCTTTTCTGCTAAACGGGTTGCGCCCCCTACGATGCTTATTGCTTTATCAAGTGCTTTCATATTTGGCTCCAAGTAATAACAAACCAAATTAAACATTATGTTTATATTTAAGTCAACATTATGAATGTTGAGGCGATAAACTTTTAGTTTAGAATCTTGATATATGAGAAAAAACACACACCAAACAGATAACCCGCAGGTTCGGCGGTTAAATGAGATCATCGAGAAGAAGCGCATATCCAAAGCGGATATAGCGAGAATATGTGGTGTGAGCGCACAATCAGTTAATAACTGGTTTGTCAGAGGAGCGGTAGGAAAAAGCTCAGCAATAAAACTTGCCGAGGCGCTAGGCGTAAGTCTTGAGTGGGTTCTAGGTCAGGACGTGGATGCTAAGGACGGTTTGAGACACGACGAACGGAGACTGTTGGAACTCTATAATCAACTACCAAACGAAGAAGAACAACAGAACATGTTGCGGATCGTATCTCTGCGGTTGAAGGAACTCGATGAGCTGTACGCCAAGTATATGGGGCGGCGGATTAAGGGTGATGCGGAGTAACACTTCTCAGACACACAGGAAGCATGGATAAAACGGGATAAACATGAGCAATAACGACAACCCCAAAATAGCATTCGCGTATCCTACTTTTATTAGAGAAGGCATGCGTGCTTCAGGCCCATTCAATCCTGACATAGGTTGGACAGTGAGTGAGTTTCCTGGAAAACTATCTTTTTATGTTTCCGCGGGATTAATCCTAAATTCAAACCGGCCGTACAGTTTTGATGTTGATGTTTTGTTTGAAGGAAAATCATTGATACCAGGAAAGGCGCCGGCTGTAGACTCCAGGCTTATGGGTACAACTGTCTCCGATCGAAATGACTTTATAGCCCTCTCTACAACTTTATTATCGAACATTTCTATTCCCTCTGAAGGACTTTATACCGTGAGGGTTTTACTTCACACTGGACATGTTGAGTCGGAGAACAGATTGTTTATTGATAGCCACGATTGCCATTTTGTTATTGCAAAAAACTGGCTGGCTAACACAATGGAAAAAGTGGAGTAATCTTCATGGTACAGCCAGTAAATATTAGAACCGGCCAGCCCATTGAAGAAGATGGCACATTACCCCATACTATTGATTATGGCGGTGGTAACGGCGGAGGTGATGATATGCTAAAACGAGTTGAAAGACTGGAAGAGAAAGTTATCTCTATCAGTTCAGACTTGGCAGTTATCAAGGCTACCATGTGTACGAAGGAAGATTTACATAAGGAACTAAACGGGCAGACATGGAAGATTGTTATAGCCCTGGTAGTTACCGTGCTTATAGCTGTCTTTTCTAAATACTTCATCAAATAACCCGGCCATCGCGCCGGGTTTTTATACCCCTTTACTCACCAACTCCGACGCCTTCTCAAACACCTCATCCTGAACGCCATCGCCCTTCTGTATCCCCAGTCTCACCAGTTCGTCAATGATGCTCGCCCGGTTAATGGGTTTTTGAGCTGATACCAAGCCAATCACTGCTGCGCCAATCGCCAAGCCAATCAACCCAGTCTGTTCGTCTTTATTCTTCATCGTTCCGCTCCATTGTGCCCCCCAGAAAGATTAGCACCGAGTGACGCACATGCTAAATGCCTAGTCCTCACTCCGAGCCCGGCCACCGCACCGGGTTTCTTTTGCCTACCCTTTTCGCACTTCCTCAGCTGCAAACTTGAACACCTGTCGCCAAAAATCGTTCTGCTCAATATCCCCCAGCGACTCCAGCATTGAAATGATCGCCTCAGTAGTTGGCGCGTCTCCATGTGATATCAGATTCAGCGTCGCTCTACCTACCGCCTGACATACATCGTTGTAACCCACGTAGAACTTTTCCATAGCCCCCCTTATTGATGTTTTTATAACCAAAAAATAGACCTCTAAGCATACTACTCGCGCCAACGCGTGCAACCAACCAAACTTTTTGTTTATACAAAAACACTCATTATGTTGACACTCAAATAAACATTGTGTTTAATTACTCCATCAACACAACCACCGAGGCAGGACGCCCACGAAGTAGCCGTCCGGGGCATACGAAGACCGGAATGAGGTGGTGAGATTAACGCGCAGTAGGTTTGAAACGTTCCGCTAGCCGGCGACAAGGCAAGAAACAGAAGTGAGCTTCGCGGTGGCGAATTGCAGAGTGAAAAAGCTCAACCGTGAAGATCAGCGCCGCGGCGCCACCAGCGAAGTTCACTCAGAAAAACTGGAGAACATCATGGTTCATCAGCACTACGGTACACAGACAGTAAACCGCGGCGCAGTTCAGCCGGGGATGCTCGTCAAACACAAAGACTCAACCTGGACGGCATCAGCTAACGCTCGCGGACGTTTGTATCTGCACCGCGGCGTGGAGATGACTTACACCAAGGATTTGCTGGTTGAAGTTTATCTGAACGGTCTGGGGAATGGCCTCAGCCATTAACGGAGAGTGTCATGCAAGACAAGAAATGCGGTTACTGCAGCAAACCGGTTAAACCGGAAGAAGTAATCAAAAGCACGCTTCTCTATCGCAACGGCTCACTGCTAGCGCGCAAAGAGAAAGAGTATTGCTCCAGACGTTGCGCTTCGCACGACCAGATGGCTCACGAAGGCTAACGTAAAACCCGCGCAAGGCGGGATCTACGTCCGGTGGTACCGACCAAAGTTACACCGGAAACAACATTAAAACCAAAGTTAACCCAATGGGCGCTATCAATGGTCCGGGGATTCTAACACCCAAAAATGAGGATCTCACATGGAATTCTTTAATGTGGTTAAAGCCACTCAGAAATCCGGAAAGCAAGATGCAGTGGTCTGGCTCACTGCGAAAACCGAGGCTCGCGCCAACCTGATGCTGGACGTTGCGCTGGAAGATGCTGGCATCGAAACCGGCCGCGGCAAGGATTACGCCAAACCGATTCGCACTGACTTCCCGGTTGTTGATGACCTGCCGGAAGAAGGTGAAGTTGATTTCACCTGGTGTGATCGTTACGAACTGCAGGACGACGGGCGCACCTGGCTGCCAAAGGCCGCTGGCGACGTTGTCACCACTATCCCTGCCGATGTAAAAAATACCGATGAAGTAGCGACTTCTGACGAGAATGTATCGTTAGAAAACCGCACTCCAGCAGTCCGTTTTGCCTTCCATCTGATGAGCGATAAGTACCAGACTCACGTCACTAAAGAGCAGCAGCTGGCTGCCAGCGAAATGTCACTGGACGAAAGCAATACCTATCTCCAGAACTTGCTGCAGGTTAAAAATGATGTTCCTGAAGTTGGCGAACTCAGTCTTAATGCTGAGTGGAAAATGATTCAGGCGATTAAAGACATCTTCGAACAGGGTGAAGAGCATGAACCTGAAGTGATCGCTGCTTTCATGTCTGACTGGGTGAACGCAGAAGCAGGTGATCGCAATCAACTGGTTGAAGACTGGCGCAGTGGAAAGTTTCCTCTGCTCAAAACTGAAACCACCAGCGTTGGTGATGAAGTCGGTCCCGAAGAACAATCTCAGCAGCCAGATCAGCCGAACCTGATCGTCGTAGCTACCCTGCCATTCCGTCAGCGCGTACTGGCTCAGTTCATCGGTGATGGTGAATATCTCTATCACGTCGACGCCGGGCAGAAAAATGAGATTGTCCGCCTTGAGATGGACACTGATGACACGTACATCCAGAACCTGCTGCTGGCTGCTGAGAATGTGGAGGCATTCAAAAAAGCCATTGAGCACGATATTCATAAAGTCGTGAATGCCGTTAAGAAAGTCTTCCCTGTCGACGGTAAGAAACCGGAGCTGGCAACAGTTATCCTGTTCCTGACAGTGTGGTTCAAAACTGAATACATCGATCGCGGCCTGCTGGCCAAGGAATGGCAGAAAGGCAATCGTGTAACAACCATTAATCGCACACCTTCAGGTGCGAGCGCCGGCGGCGGCATTGTCTCTGACCGTAAATTCCCGCAAACCATTCTCGGTCTGGAGCATGAGATTGCTCTGGCTTTACGTGCTCGTGACCGCGAATTTGATATTTACAACGTCCCTCTGGATATAGAACTGCAGGCAAACTCCATCATGAATAAGATGGACGATCCCGAATGGCTGGCGACTCGAGAGAGATTCGTTTCAATTCCTGGTGGCCTGGACTACTCACGTGCCTGCATCATCGCAACAGTAAAAACCACACCAGAGGGGCTTTATGCTGATCCTGTAAAACACCAAGAATATTTGAATAGAGTACTTACGGAAACCGACCACGCCAACCCAGATCCATTGCTCGTTGATATAGCCTGCGGTCGTTCGTCTATGCCTGTACCTATGAAACAGGAAAAAGTAACGGCCGAAGAGGTAAACAAAATTCTTGCAGCTTCCCGCGGAGAATATGTCGAGGGGATTAGTGACCCTACAGACCCGAAATGGATCACAGAAGACCTCGCATTAACCGCCCAACAAATAGATGACCGTTCACCACTTAATGAGGACACCACCAGCGATGTGCAGATGGAAGAAACTGTCAGTGATGAAGAGCAGGCTGGTAATGAAGTGCAGTCAGGCGAAAGCAGTCTGGAAACTGGTGAAGAGTCACATACCGGCCAGCAAGCCGATGTGAACCAGAATACGGTTTCTGTCGCCCAAAATAGCGATTCTGTAAACCAAACCGAGCCAGAAACGCAATCAGACGAACCGGCTGTTGTGTACCCTGCTTACTTCGAACCTGGCCGTTATGAAGGTCTGCCGAACGAGGTTTACCACGGCGCCAACGGCATCAGCTCCACGCAGGTGAAAGACGCGCGCGTGTCCCTGATGTACTTCAATGCCCGCCACGTAGAGAAGACCATCGTCAAAGAGCGCTCTCCGGTGCTGGACATGGGCAACCTGGTGCATGCGCTGGCGCTGCAACCAGAACAACTGGACGCCGAATTCAGCGTTGAACCTGTAATCCCGGAAGGTGCGTTAACCACGACGGCAACGATCCGCGCGTTTATCGATGAGCACAACGCCAGCCTGCCGGCGCTGCTGTCTGCCGACGACATCAAAGCGCTGCTGGAAGAATACAACGCCACCCTGCCGCCGCAGGTACCGCTCGGCGCTTCGTTTGAAGAAACCGGACAGAGTTACATGGCGCTGCCCGCGGAGTTCCAGCGAATTGAAGATGGCCAGAAACAAACCGCAGCGGCGATGAAAGCCTGCATCAAAGAGTACAACGCCACCCTGCCTGCACAGGTGAAAACCAGCGGTAGTCGTGATGCGTTACTCGAGCAGTTAGCAATCATCAATCCTGACTTAGTGGCGCAGGAAGCGCAGAAGCCTGCGCCGTTGAAGGTGTCCGGTACTAAAGCAGATCTGATTCAGGCCGTGAAGTCTGTTAATCCCGACGCCGTCTTCGCCGACGAATTGCTGGATGCTTGGCGCGAGAATCCGCAAGGAAAAGTGCTGGTCACCCGCCAGCAACTGAGCACCGCACTGGCCATTCAGAAAGCCCTGCTACAGCACCCAACTGCCGGGATGCTGCTCCAGCACCCAAGTCGCGCCGTTGAGGTCAGCTATTTTGGCTTTGACGATGAAACCGGTCTGGAAGTCCGCGTTCGTCCAGACCTTGAGATCGACCTGGACGGCGTGCGCATTGGTGCCGACCTGAAAACCATCAGCATGTGGAACGTTAAGCAGGAAGGCCTTCGCGCCAAACTGCACCGGGAAATCATCGACCGTGACTATCACCTGAGCGCCGCCATGTATTGCGAGACCGCAGCACTGGACCAGTTCTTCTGGATTTTCGTCAACAAAGACGAGAACTACCACTGGATCGCCATCATCGAGGCATCCGCCGAACTGCTGGAACTGGGCATGCTCGAGTACCGCAAGGCGATGCGCGCTATCGCTACCGGCTTTGACACAGGCGAATGGCCAGCGCCGATCACCGCTGATTACACCGACGAACTGAACGACTTCGACCTGCGCCGCCTTGAAGCGCTGCGTCTGGCTTAAGGGAGGATTTGACCATGCAAAATACCAACATCATTACGACTGAGCAGGCTCCTAACACCATTTCCGCCAGCAACGCTGTATTCAACGTGCAGGCGCTCGGCCAGCTTACCTCTTTCGCTGAATTGATGGCGCAGTCTGCCGTCACCGTCCCCAAACACCTAGCGGGGAAGCCCGCCGACTGTATGGCGATCGTCATGCAGGCTATGCAGTGGGGAATGAACCCATACGCAGTTGCCCAGAAAACGCATCTGGTCAACGGCGTTCTGGGTTACGAAGCGCAACTGGTTAACGCAGTGATTTCCAGTTCCAGCGCCATTATTGGCCGCTTCCATTACGAATATGGCGGTGACTGGGAGAAGATCGCCGGGAAAAAAGACGGCCGTGATGAATTAGGCCTGTTTATCCGGGTTGGCGCCGTACTGCGCGGAGAAGAAGAAATCACCTGGGGCGAGCCAATCTACCTGGCAGATATCACCACACGTAACTCTCCATTGTGGAAAACTGCACCGAAACAGCAGATAGCTTATCTGGCAGTAAAGTACTGGGCTCGCCTGTACTGCCCTGAAGTCATCCTCGGCGTATACAGCCCAGATGAAGTTGAGCCGCGCACTGAGAGAGAGATTAACCCGGCACCGAAGCACGTTAACCTGGCCGATATCTCAGGTGACACCGTCACAACTACGCAAAGCGCACAGGAATCGTCGGTAAATATCGACTCTCTTGCCGATGATTTCCGCGAGCGCATCGATGCTGCGCAGGATGTGGACAGCGCCAAAGCACTCCGCGCTGATATCGAAAGCGCGAAGACCACGCTCGGCTCTGCCCTGTTCACCGAGCTGAAGAACAAGGCAGTGAAACGCTATTACCTGGTTGATTCTCGTAACAAGGTTGAAGCCGCGATCAACTCCCTACCGTCTCCGGACGAACCGGATGCAGCAGCGCGATTCGGGGAAGCTGAACGAGTGCTGGCGACGGCGAAACGTCACCTGGGCGACGAACTGCACGATCAATTCAGTATCACCCTGGCGGATATGAAACCGGAATACATGGGCTAACAGACTTGGGAGGGTTTGCCCTCCCATTGAGGAGATGCAATGCGACTGATTAACCGAGGTAATCAGCAATCCCCGTTAGCGCGTCAAGCATGCGACATCGCGCTGGCCACTCATCACGACCGCTACGGCGACTACGGGCGCAGCAAGATGAAAGAAACGTACACGGTGAGAGTTGAAGGCGTGAAGGTCTGGGTGGAAGTAGTGAACCGTAAGGCGAGTTACGTGGCCACGGCAATGACAGGTATGCGTCGGTTGCGCGCGCTGCCGGGTCAGGTTTCCTGATAACGAAATATCAAATTTCAACTACCGGCATCTTTATACTGATGTCGGTTACCTGAGGTGAAAGATGGCACAGGTAATTTTTAACGAAGAATGGGTTGTCGCAGAAAAGCTGGCTGCTAAAACCGGTCTGGATATCCGCCAGATTGAAAAATACCGCCAGGGTTGCTGGATTGAGGGGATCCACTTCAAGCGGCATTCTCCTACCGGTATTCAGACCACACGCGGAATAACCTGGTACAACTACCCCAAGATCAACCAGATGATACAGGAAGCATAAAATGGCAGACTTACCACCGGGTGTGGAGCTTCGCGGTCAAAGCATTCGCATCTGGTTCATGTATAAAGGTAAGCGTTGCCGGGAACTTCTTAAAGGGTGGTTACCCACCCTTGCCAATATAAAGAAAGCAGGCCAGTTAAGAATGGTCATCGTCAGTGAAATCTCACTTGGGGAATTTAATTACCGCTCCCGCTTCCCTGATTCAACAAAGGCAGACGAAACAACCGGTACCGTTCAGCTACGTTTTTTCGGCGAACTCGTCGATACCTGGCTGGCTAACCGTAAAATCGAACTTTGCGCCAACACACTTCGCAAAACGGCATCACAGCTGAGAACTATCGTAGTTATTGTCGGCGCTGACACCCTCATCCGGGAGATTACGTATAATGATATTCTGCGCTATCGAACAGAGCTGCTCGAGGGAGAGACAATGTATGCCCTGCATCTTCGATCTAACAAAATTGGCCGCAGCGTAAGGACGGTAGACAATTACATTTCTCTGCTCTGCTCCATTCTTCGATTTGCTCATCGCTCTGGGTTTACCACCGAAAAGGCATACACGGGAATAAAGAAGCTGCAGAAAAGCAACCCCAAACCCGACCCACTATCCCGCGCAGAATTTGATCTGCTCATGAAGGCAAACCATGGTCAGAAGAGAAATCTATGGCAGTTCGCTATCTATTCCGGGCTGAGGCATGGCGAGCTTGCTGCGCTCGCCTGGGAAGATATCGATCTGGCTGGCGGTACCGTAAGTGTAAAAAGGAACCTTAATACCCTGGGAATGTTTGGTCCACCCAAAACCGATGCGGGGTTCCGGACTGTAACTCTGCTTCAACCAGCAATTAGCGCGCTTTTAGCCCAGCGCGAACTGACTGGTCGTTTCCCGAAAACGGAGATCACTTTCCACCACCGTGAATACGGACTGACTGAAAAGCAGTGTGTCCATTTTGTTTTTATGCCTCGGGTAAGAAACGGAGTCCAGAAAGCACACTACTCACTGGGCAGTATTGCAGCTCGCTGGGACTCTGCTGTAAAACGTGCTGGCATTCGTCGCCGCAATCCGTACCATACACGGCACACTTTCGCATGTTGGTTATTATCAGCAGGCGCTAACCCGTCTTTTATTGCCAATCAGATGGGGCACGAAAATGCGCAGATGGTGTATGAAATCTATGCTACATGGATAGAAGAAATGAACAGCGAGCAGGTGGCAATGCTGAACACGAAACTGGCGCTTTAA